TCATTCTGAATCGTGTCCGCTCCCTTGAGGGGTAACGAGATTCCAGAATTCCTCGTCACACTCGTCCCTTGCATCAATCCAGGCCTGCCTTTTACCTGAACTGTAAGGGCCAGTCTTATGATCGACGAATGCGTCTACTTCAGTTTCAACCAGCTTCTGAAAATCTTTCTCAGCCATAATCTCTCCTATTATTAAGTGTCCATTTCATTAGACGGCTTTAAGTGCAAAAAGATTCAAATTGGAGAAAATTTGACTGTCTCTGCTAGGTGATCAGGTGATAGATGCGCGTAACGCATCGTGAGCTTAATGTCTGAGTGGCCCAGAATCTTTTGAAGTGTAAGAATGTCGCCCCCCTTCATGATGAAGTGACTTGCGAACGTGTGGCGGCAGACGTGTGTGAGCTGTCCGCGAGGCAGGTTGATTTGTGCTCGTTCAATGGCTTTTCGGAATGCTGCACTGCAGCTGCTAAAGGGAACCTCTTTGACCAGGTCTTTGTAGAGCTTTTCCGAAATAGGGACGCTCCGGGACTTGCCGGATTTGGTGTAGTTGTAGGTCACTCTGTGTGGCGTGAAGTTTGACCTGGTGACGCCTTCGGCTTCTGACCACCTGGCACCGGTTGCCAGAGCCAATCGGGTAACGTGGTAAAGGCTTGGGTTTGAGGAGGCTTTACACTCGCCCAGGAGACGGGCAATTTGCTCCTGGTCCAGAAATGCCAGTTCCTGTTCATCCAGCTTGAACTTTCTCAGGTTTCTAAGCGGGTTGGGCTGAGTCCATTGTCCCTGGCGAATTAATTCATTGAACACTGCACTCAGGTAGGCATGTTCGTGGTTCAGGGTGTTCTGCCCTACCCCGTCATTTTCCATTCTTAATCGACGATAGGTGGCGAAGTCGGAGACGGTGAAATCCGACGCCCTGGGGTTCTGAAGCTTGTCAGCCAATGCATCCAGTTTCCGCTTTCTTTGCTCTCCGTCTTTCAGCGTGTGGCCGTGTGCGTCATACCATTGCTGAACCAGGTCTTTCAGGCGACGACGATCCTTGGCGGGATTCCACGTTTGGTCTTCTGCTTTGCGTAACAGCATATGCTGTTCGAAGCGTTTGGCTTCCGCTTTGCTATCAAACGACTTTCTGAGGCGCTTGGAGCCACGTCCATCCTGTCGAATATCGACCTGCCATCTTCCCGATGGTAGCTTCTTGATCATGCGGCCACCTTGGTGAGCAGTCGTCGTCTTATGAGTCCGTCCTGGACGAGCTGGAAGAGTTCGTTTTCATGGATTTCCCGTCGTCGGTAGTAAGCGCAGAGGTCTTCCCATAGCCCGGATTTTTTGAGGCAGTCCCAAGCCTGGCGTGGGTTAAACCGGTTGCGGGCATAGATGCTCAGGAGATTGCCGAAGGCCAGGGAGACGTTCTTTTCGTTGCCGCAACCGGGTTCCTTTTTTACGCGTTTGTACATCAGATCCGGGGCTGTGTAGCCAAAGCCGATGTCGTCTCTGAGTTTGGTCCAGATGGGGTGGACCCATTCCCTTTTGACTTCGTAGCGGTTGGATTTCAGGGCGTATTGCCACAGGCCGGTGAGGTGCGGGACGGCGTCCATGTAGGTGTAAATGGGCTTCATGTTGGCCGTGCCCTGGGAGATTTCGTTGACGATCCGGTGATGGAAGCGGATTTCGAGACGCCAGACGGGTTTGTCGGGGTCGTAGCAGGTGTCTGGGAAGGTGTGTTCGTTGACGGCGCATTCCCAGATGCCTTCCATGTAGGCGCGTTTGTCGCTGACGTCGATTTCTTTGGATTTATCGTACAGGCACACCTGCAGGCTGTTGGCTTTGCCGAAGGTGTAGGTCTCTCCCCTTCCGTTGATGGTGGCACCGTCGAGGCCTTTGAAGATGAGGTCGCTGAGGCCGTTGTGAACGCTGATGGTTTTGGCGCGGGTCACAAAGTGTTGGGCCAGGTCCTGGGGTGGTTCCCAACCCTGGAAGTCGACGGCCAGGTGTAGGGCGATGCCGACGGGTTTGATGCCCTTGAGGAAGAACATGCCCCACTCTGCCAGTTCGTCGTGTATTTGTTGGCTGGAGCGTTCGTAGAGCCATCTGGGGGAGGTTTCGATTTTAACGTGTGTGCCTGGGCTGTCGGGTTCGGCGTAGAAGTTCTGGATCAGGATGGTAAGGCCGTATTCCCGGTTTTGCAGGATGTATTTGAAGCCTCCCCTTCTTCCGGACTGGACTCGGAAGAGGACGTCGTTGACGGTGATGGTGGCGTCGTAGCTCTCGTTGTAGGCCTCGACGATGTCCGCGAGCGGTCCGGGTTTTAGACGTCCTTCGAACAGTTGGCGAACGGTGTCGACTCCGGTCCAGAGGACGTTGACGTTCTGCAGATTGACTTGTTGGCCGTCGGGACCGATGAAGAGATCCCCTTTCCCGATCTCCCCGGTGGTGACGTCCATGCGTTCAAAGTCTCTGATTTTCATCTGTGGCCTTCTGTGGTTGTCTGTGGTGTTAAAACAACGTCCGTTGTTTCCTATGAGACGTGTTACAGGGTGGTCTCTCGCCTGCCGGCGGCGTGTGGCTGGGGCAAGCCTTCCACCCACACGCCACCGCCGGCCCCTCCTTGGGTGCCGAATTTAATAGTTCATTGCCTGGGTCTGTACGCGGATTCTCAGGGCTTCCATGTTGCGCTCATGAGCACTGTTGGCCTGGGTACTGTTGCTGCCCTGGGGGTTACCGGTGCCTTTGCCTTGAGGTGGTTCGCGGGTGGGGTCCCAATAGCCGTGGGCAACGATCTGGCGGCATTGTTCCTCGGGCACTTCCAGGGGCGTAGCCTGTTGGGTGTAGCACCGGCATTGGTCGTTTCTCTCGCGTAGAAGGCATTGCGGCCGGGGGAAGTCACGGACTTCATACACCTGGTCATAGACCGGGGCTGAATGCGGGATGCCTTTTACCCTCGGGGACCACTGTTCCAGGTATTGCTCACGGGTAAGGGGCTGCCCTTCCCGTCTCACCGGTGCGGGCTGTCCAGGAGCATTGTTCGCTTGGGTGGTGATGTTGTCGGGTGTTGGACCTGGACTGCTGACACTGTCCGATTGGCCGAAGTTGGAGACGACGCTGTAGATGGTATAGCCGGTGACGATGATCAGCACCAGGAGCGCCCAGACCATCCAGGGAATCTTGCGTTTGTGGGTGTGGACTTCAGCGCTTTTGTAGAGACCAAAGAGCTTTTTGTTAAACCGCTTGCGGGTTTTGGTGGCGGCTTTCTGGGCAAAGTAGTCGTTGGGGTCGTCGGCACATTCCTGGAAGGTGAAGCGGGTGGCCGACTGTAGGCCGAACTGGCGCTTGAAATGGAGGTGTTGGCCGACCAGGCGCCTGACCTTGGTGTCGATCAGTTTGGGGTGCTGGGTGATCAACACCAGGTCGATGCCGAGGTGCCGGTGGGTGTTCAATCGGCGGATGTGTTCGGACACTTTGTTGCCGAATTTTTCCGGGGGGAACAGGTCCTGGCATTCGTCCAGGATGATGATGGCGCCGTGAGGCAGTTCGTACCAGGTTTGGGCCTGTTCCAGATCGAGGGTTTGCCAGCCCAGGGCCTTGCCGGGCTCCAGTAACTCAATGTTATAGACGTAAACGGCGCGATCCTGGAAGGCGGGATCGTTTAGGACCAGGTCGATGGCGTTGAGGGTTTTGGACGATCCGGGGGTGCCGGTGATCAGGGTGATCATGGGCAGACCTCCAGGCTGTCGAGTAGCTTGAGGGCATCAATCTGGCCCTGGGTGTAGGCGAGAACGGCGATGACCAAGCAGAGGATGAGCATGGGGGCGACGTCGATCAGGAACCACCACAGAGCATTTTCAAGTTTGTGTCTGAGTGTCATGGTCAGGCCTCGAACGGTCCGGGTTTTTTCCAAACTGGTTTGCGAACACGATCACCCGTGCCGGCATTTTTAAGAATCAGAGCCACGGCGAAGGCAGCAAACAGGATTTTGATGCCCTGGGGAAAGCCTGCGATGGCCAGGATCTGGTAAAGCTCGGTGCCCAGGTTCTCGAAGCGGGAGAAGATGAAGTCTTCGGCTTTATCCAGGCCTACGGTTAAACCCACGTAGGTCACAAAGCCAAAGCCAATGGCTCTGAACACTTTGCTGATGATCCAGGGGATCAGGGAGATAACGAGGGTCCAGATGAAGTGTAAAAGTGGCATAACGTTCCCCTATTGCATGAGTGTTCGGGCGATGGCCACGGAGCCAAGGAAGGTAAACAGGAAGATGACCAGAGGGTTCAGTTCGGACGCCAGGTCACAAAACGGGGTGAATTCGAGGTCACGGGTGCCGAACAGGCGCAGGTTAATCTGGCGGGGTGCGGGGCACTGACCTACGACGGGATTGGGGACGTTGGCCCAGTCGTTCATTTTCTCGGCGACGTCGATTTCCCCGAAATCCTGGGTCAGGTCCAGGTCGTCATTACCCAGCTTGCCAACACCGGCGGTTTTGTCGCCAAGATAGCCTTCTGCGTTTTCCGAGGCTTCGACTATCAGGCAACGGCTTTCCCAGACTTCGCGGACGATGCCACATTGGATGGCGTCCCCTGAACAGGTTGGGGGTATGCCACAGCCTTTGGAGGCGTAGACGCCATCACCGGAGCCATCGGAGCCGTCGGAACCATCGGAGCCATCGGAACCGTCGGAGCCATCGGAACCGTCGGAGCCATCGGAACCGTCGGAGCCATCAGAACCATCGGAACCGTCGGAACCGTCGGAGCCATCGGAACCATCGGAGCCATCAGAACCATCGGAGCCGTCGGAACCATCGGAACCACCAGAGCCATCGGAGCCACCAGAGCCGTCGGAACCATCAGAGCCATCGGAGCCACCAGAGCCGTCGGAGCCACCAGAGCCATCGGAGCCATCGGAGCCATCGGAGCCATCAGAGCCATCAGAGCCATCAGAGCCATCAGAGCCATCGGAGCCATCAGAGCCATCGGAACCACCACCATAAAGAGGATCATTACTACAAACATCACCGGTACGTTTAGGCTCTAAAAATTCATACTCTTCAAAGGTTTCACCATCCTCCT